CTCATCAGGTTCGTCAGCGACAGAGGTAACGACTTCGGCTGCTTCTGGTTTGGCGATATCCGCAATCATGGACTTGATCGCATCGTCCTTCTTAGAAGCCTTGCCTTTCATCTTCGCGAGGTAAACCTCCTGCTTGTCCAGGATCATTTGACGAAGAGAAGGGATCGATCGGCTTTTCAGACCCCATTGCTCAGCGATTGCTCGAAGACCCGAGATGCCGTCTTTTTGAATTGCGGCATCGATCTCGTCGGCTGTCAGGGTCTTTTTGATATTTCCAAAAGCCTTCTCGATACCAGACGCCTCTTCGAGGATTTTATCTTCATCTGTCGCTCGGCGAAGCTTCTCTGGAACGGGCGCTCGCTGTTTGGACTCGGAGACAAGTCGCTCGGCCACTCCAGCGACGGTCTCAGTGCCATCTTCGTCGATCTCGACACAAGAGATCGACGCCGAGATCCTGTCCCTGTCCGCCGGAGAAATTTCCTCGTTCGAGACTCCATCGGTGAACTCGTAAACACCCAGGGGTCCGTTATAACCCGCGAAGCCAGGCGCGATCACTCTCAGCTTTTTCTTCTTCATATCCATGTCGTGCTTCCTTTATGCGCAAAGGGGCGAGGTTTAACCCCCGCCCCTAGCATAAGTCACTGTTTACTGATTACCAAGCGCAATTAGATGTTGGTCAGACCTTTCAGGCGCGACACTGCGTGCGTAGCCTTCAGAGCGGTGCCGACATACCACTTCATCCGCCAGCGGGTTGCGTCCTTGTTTTCCAGTGGGCCAATCAAGCTCATCCGGAAACCAGCGGAAGCGCCGCCGTAGAGACCGTGGAAACCATCGGCCAGATTCAAACGAAGCGCATAAATGGAAGTCGTTGCGCTCGAAGAACCCATCGTCTCGTCGATCGGGATGAAGTCGTTGATGATGACGGGAATACCGTCATAAGCTTTAACCTGATGACCGAAGTTCTCGATCATGATGTGATCGGCCATGTTGCCGCCCATCGTGCGGTTCAATGCACGAATCGCGCGCCAAGTGGATTGACGCATCATCAAAGCGTCGGCGCCAAGTTTCACCGCGTCCAGAACTTCGTCAAGCATCGCGAAAGACACAGAGCTTCCGTTGGTGCCTGCTTCCAGGGTTTGACCGGCGGGTGTCAGAGCGCGGAGACCGTCGAACTGCTTTGCGTTTGCAGCGACGCTTCCGTTTACAAGCACATCGCGGAACTGCCGACCCATGCCTTTTGCTTTCGAGGAAAGCTGAATGCCGACCTGATCGTTGATGCCCGACTGAACCTCAGCCATGAAGTCATCAATATCGACCTGACCGCCGAGACGTTTGAGGGTCGTGTTGACCGGTGTGAAAGTCGAAGCACTTTCTTCCAGGTCTTCGTATGCCGAGAACCACGCGCCTTGGGCAACTTGGTTTTCACGAACATAGCTGTAAGTTTCATCCGTCGCGCCTGCAAACGGCAGCAACGCGAAAAGTTCATCCTTGTCGATAACTTCTTCGATTACGCCACGCTGGCGATCCTCGATAGAGAGTTTCTCGGCTTCTGCTGCGAGCAGTGTCATGTGATATCTCCTTGGACCACCGTTGATATAAGTCACGACTTACATACACCAACAACGACCCTTTTTTCAAGGAGAAAAACTCTTGACAGTGATATAATTATCACAGCCAAGAGTTTGAACTTGATTTTTTACTTTTGATTTCGGATTGAAGCTATAATCCGAGCTGATCCGCGACCGGGATCTTTCGCATCAGGCCGCGCTTTTTGAGCAGCGGAGCTGGTGGATTTGCTTCCTGGAGCCATCTTTGTTTTGAGCAAAGTGTCCTTGTCAGGGTCGGCGCTTACGAGGCGGCGCAGACCTTCTTCAAAGTCGAGAGAACTTCCGGACTCGTCAACCAGAACCGTGCTTCCAGGGGTTCCGACAGGCTTGTCGAAAACAACAACCTCGCCTTCCTGAAGACCCACGTTCGCTCCATAAAGCGCACGCGTTTTCGAAGAGGACAGGATCAACTCATCTTGGATGAATTTGGAGCCGGAGAATGCCTGACCGATCGTCAGCTTGTCGATGATCTCGTCCTTGCCGGAAATCTGAGCCATCAACTCTTCGATCTGAGTCTTCATGGACCCCGTATTCGCCTCATGCTCGGTTCGCATCATATCCTTAACGCGGTCGAACTCGCCCTTTGCTTCCAAAGCAGCCTGGTTTGCTTCTTTTTCCTTTCGGACAAGCTCTTTGACCTTCTCCGGGTCAAGGTCGCCGAAAGCATCGAGCCGCGTCTGGATAGCGTCACGGGCGTCGGACGCTTCTTTCAGTTTGGCTTTCTTGTCCATCACTTCGCGAAGAAGGTCTTTTTTCTCCGTTTCGGACTTACTGGTATCGCCAGCGGCATCTGTGGCAGCAGCTTCGGCGGCGGCGACATCCGCTTCAGCGGCAGCAGCGGTGGCGGCAGTTTCAGCGGCTGCGGCAGTTTCAGCGGCTGCGGCAGCGGTATCTTCAGCAGCAGTAGCAGCAGCGACAGCAGCGGCGCTAGGAGCAGCCCCTCGGCTTGCATCAGGAGCTTCACGAAGCATAGCGGCGAGGTAAGTGCGCTGAAAGATGTTAAGTTTGAACATTGTATTCTCCTTGCCCGGTTTCTTGGGCGTTTCGGGTGCGGTAAACCGCGATTGGTCTATATCTTGACCGGCTCTGGTTCAGGACGCTCACGTTTCTCGGAGCTTCCTTGGATTTCTAGTCAGGAGTAACTGACCCTTGGCGATCAGGTGCCGCGACGGGTTTGCTTTCTGACGGTTGTGGTTCCTTGGAAGATTGAGGCTCCCAAGTGTCGATTTCTAACAGCATCGACTTTCGGATATCCTCTTTGAGCTGAGGGAATAGCTTGTTGACCAGCACGCGCATTTGCTGACGCCGCATCTCGATAGGCGCTTCAACCTTCTGAAGCGCTTCGGACGTAACCAGCTCATCGACCAGACGCATCACGTCAAATGTCTCAGGATAGCTCACGTATTTCTGAGCATCCGGCTTGCCGTGCCATGCCATAACAGTTGCGTTCATCCAATTCTCAGCCCCTTCGCACGACGCCGCTTTGGATTTCAGAAGAGAATTCACCTTTTCGAAGTCATAAGCCTTGGCGACGCCGGAGCTGTTATCGATACCGACCGCATTGTCTTCCTTGGTGCGCTCTCCGGCCAAACCTACGGTGTGATAAATCTCGTTGATCACCTTGTTGATCACGGTGAGAATGACACCCGCCTGCTTCGGATCGGGAGAGATAAACTCCGGCTTGGCCGAGCCGCTTTGACCGGAGTCGTAGACAAACATACGCTTGGTGCCCATCTCCATCAGCTTTGCATACGTGTCGTCGCCGCGCTGAATCGACTGAGCGGGCATAGCGAGCTGGCTGAAGGTTTGATCCTGAATAATCGCGTCAAGATTGGAGAGATAGTTTGCGACGGCTCTGTCCAGATACGCGATGTCATCAATCAAAGATCCGCAGTGATAGGGATCTGAGCTGACAGTGTGATCTACCAGACGAACAGGCACGAACCCCAGATCATGCCTTCCCAAGTCTACCAGATCGACTCTGCTCTCCTTTTTAGAGCCCGTCTTTTCAACAGCGACCTCGTTATAGAGAAACCATTCCGTTCGGGTCCACAAACGAACGCGCTCCGTTACCAGACCTGTGCTGTGAATAGGATCAAAGTCATCCCGGACCCTTTCCAGCAACTTGATCCACAAGAGCTGCCCGTCGCCCTCCTCGTCCCAGGCGTAGTCAAGAATATCTTCGACCGCGACGGTGTATGCGTAAACGCGCGAACCGTTTGCGTCTGATACGGTTGATGCAATTTTTTTGCCATCTTCGTCGTAGCGAGCCTCGAAGTTGTTATCGACCACAAGAGCGATACGCCCTCCTACGGAAGAATTAACCGCGATCTGGCGCATAAGCTGACCGATATCAAAACCGTTCAACATCGCGCTCTCCCAGAAGGTCTTTATCTCCTCCGGGGCTTCCTCTTTGTTTCTGTTGATCGAGCCTTTGAACAGATATTTCTGGACAAGCTCAACAACCTCCCGGGTATGATTGAAGCGGTAAGCTCGAACTCTCCGATCCTCAAATTCTCTGTCACCCTCTTTAAGGTAACGGTGGAGATTTTCTTCGAACCAGCGGCGGCCACCCTTGTAGCTTTCACGCAGAAAAATCCAGTGAGGCAACATCTCTTGATACATCGGATGTCTTCGGTCGAAAAAGGCGCGCACGTTGTCGCCCTTGGTAGATGTAGTTCCCGAGTTGTTGCTCTTCTCGATGTTCATCATGCTACCTTTCGTTCAGATCGAT